GTGTAAAAATGTCTGTTGGAAAAAATAGAGTGTATAGCACAACTGGTCAAACAATACGTAGACCTAAAGGTGTTTACATAGAAAATGGAAAAGTAAAATATAAAGTAGAATAATATTTAAAGTTTAAAATTATGCCAAAAGTAGGAAATAGAAATTTTGATTATAGCCCAGAGGGAATGCAACAAGCACAAGCCTATTCAGAAATGTCAGGAATACCAATGGATCAATATAATGGTGGTGGACGTGTTACAAATGCACAAGGAATAACAGTTCCTGGAATGTATAAAACAGGTAAAGAAGTGTATAAAACAGGAGGTGGTATAGGTAAATTAAAAAAGTTGTTTAATAAAGGTAGAGATGTTGTTAGAGATCTTGTATCAGCTCATAGACACAATAAAGCACTTAAATTAAAAGATAAGATATTAAAATCAAATGAGTATAAAATATTAAATCAAAGGTTTAAGCAAACAAAAACTGGTGCTAATAAAAATCCAAGAAATAAAAATCTAGAATTTAGACCTCATAATAATTTAGATACTGATATGTCAACAAATTGGAAGTTTCCTTTAAAAATTAAAAAGGCTAACAAAATTAATCAATTAATGAATAAAAATAGATCAATTAATTGGGTTAGTAATGTTGAAAAAACATCAGGAACAACTTACTCAAGAGCTAAAAGACATAAAGATATTAACACAGATTGGTTACGTAATTTACAAGATGTGCAAAGACAATTAAAAATTAAAAGTACAGGAGGAGCAGCAGGCTCAAATGGTGTATTATAAAATTAAAAAATTATAAAATTATGTTTATATATAACGATAAAGGAATGAAAGTACCTGGTATGAGATCAGGTGGTTCACTTACAAAAGCTAAAGGTGGAGGTTGGTTAAGAAAACTTTTAAGCAGAGGTAAGAATAAGAAAGTAAATTTAAATCAAGAGACAATAAATAAAAGTGTTGAAAATATAAATAAATATCATTCTAATCCGGCTAAATTTTTTGAGCAAGCTACTAAAAAAGATAATAAATGGGCTACAACAGAAATGATAAAAATGTCTAAACCAAGTGCACTTAGAAGTCTTTTATTAAAAGTTAAAAATAAACTTGGATTAAATCCTGCAGCAAATAAAGTTTATAAAACTGGAACTTTATATGGTCCATCAAAAAAAAGACCAAAATAAAAAATAACTTAAAACTCAAAGTATGAATTTACTAAAAAAGATTTTTTCAGGTGCCGGAAGTAACTTGATAGAATCAGTTGGTGGTGTAATAGATAATTTAGTAACAACAGATGAAGAAAAACTTGAAGCTAAAAGAAAGCTCAAAGAAATGATAATGAGCCATGAGGCTCAAATGGAAAAAAATATAACTGACCGTTGGACGGCAGATATGAATTCTGATAGTTGGTTAAGTAAAAATGTAAGGCCTATGGTCCTCATTTTTTTAATAATATGTACTATGCTATTGATTTTTATTGATGCTGGTGCAGTTAAGTTTGAAGTAGAAGAAAAATGGACAGATCTTCTACAATTAGTATTAATCACAGTAATTGGTGCTTATTTTGGTGGTAGGACTGCTGAAAAATTTAAAAAGAAATAATTATGTCAAATCCTAAGAAAAAGTTAACCTGGATACAAAAAATGAGGCAAGCTATTGCCAATAAATTAAAAAATACTGCAGGTAAAGTAGATTATGTGGCTCCAAAATCTAGTGGAAGACCTAAAAGTAATACTAAGAAAAATACTACTAAGAAAAATACTACGAAAAAGAAAAATGAAAAAACTTTTTGGGAAAAAATGAATCCTAATTTAAATCCCCTTAAAGATCAAACTTTTGGCCCTGTAGATCTTTTAAAATCTCCAGTTACTGTTCCTTATAGGACTAGTAAATGGATGTGGAATAATAAAAAGAAAACTTTATTAGGAGCTTTAATTGCAGAAAGACTTGGTAGTCATGCGGGTTGGTGGGGACCTGGAACTCAAGATCCTAATACTTTAGATGTTGGTGGTACAGATCAAATACCAACAAATACTACTACTCCTATAGAAAACATAAATCAAAGAAATACAACTGGTAATAAAGATTTTAGTATTGAAAGAAGAGGTGGTTCAGTTCGTGCTTATGGTGGCAGAGTAGCTCCTGGTATGAAAATGGGAGGATCACTTAAGAAAGCTAAAAATGGAAAATTTTATAGATAATGCCTAAAAATTCAAATTTACAACCAACAGGAGGATCTACATCAAAAGGACGTGGTGGACATATTAAACCAACAGCTAAGATGAGGAGTGGTGTTGGTGGTTTAAATAAAAATAAAAAAACTGGTATTATAAGTAAAAATTCTGGTGGTGATAGAGGTCCAAAACCTTCAGTGCCACTTACTGGAAGAAGAAATAAACTAAGTCCTTTTACAGTACCAGCTTGGTTAAATAAAAAAGTTCAAAAAAAACCTGATGATATTATAAAGATTAATGGTAGATGGACTAGAATAAAAAAGAAAAATTAATGGCAAAAATAGCTGCATTTGTCTTTAGAAGTAATGGTAAAAAGAAAAGACCTGGAGTTCATAGTAAAAACTCTAGTAAATCTCAAACTGGATATAAAAAACCTTATAGAGGACAAGGCAGATAACATCTGTAATTATGATAGATCCTTGTAGTAGTATAATACAGTGGCAGCAATCTAACATTGGAGCTGACGCACCTTATGATCCACCCACCTCGGTTGCAGATTATTATCACAATCCTTATAGTCAATACGGAACTTGGAATACATATTTTGAAATAAATATACCAACGGGTGCTGCTCCTGACGCTAGTGCAGATACTGATTTAAATCTAGTTTATACTTGTAATACATGTCAAGAGTTATTTCAAGTTATAAATTTAATAACTCCAGATACTCCAGGATATGAACAATTTCTTCCAGAAAACTTATGTAATCCAGATCAGGGTCAGGGTGCCATATTAAGCGGGGGTCCCAAAGGTTATTACCCACCATTAGATAAAAACGTGATGGTTTATCTGTGTCCAGGATTTTGTTGTCCAGCTGAACCAGTAGTAGAAGACTGTGATTGTTGGGTGAATGGCCGAGATTGGTGGTCATTTGGATGGGAGCCCAATCCAGGTTGTTGCTATGGTTGCACGGACCCAACTGATTTTGATTATGATGATTGGGCAACATGTCATGTACAAGATACGTGTAAAGATGATGAAAATGGTTTTACACATGATTGGTGGTGGGAATCAGGTGGAGCAGACGGAGTTCCTGGTACTCCATTTAAAGATTATGGTTGTATAGATAATGATGGTAATGCTCAAGTACCATAATTAATAAAGATATGGTTAATCCTTGTAATAATATAATAGAATGGCAACAGGCTAATATTAGTGCTGATGCTCCTTATGATGCTCCTACTTCAGTTTCTGATTACTATCATAATCCTTTTGATCAATATGGAACCTGGGATACATATTTTCAAATACATATAAGTCCACCTTTAGTTGAAGGATCAAATCCAGAAGCTGCACCACCTTCATATATTTGTAGTACATGTCAAGAATTATTTGATGTTCAAAATATAATTGATCCAAGCATTCCTGGTTATGAACAATTTTTAACAGGAAATTTATGTAATCCGGACCAAGGTAAAGGTGCTATATTGAGTGGAGGACCTAAAGGATACTATCCGCCATTAGACAAGAATGTAATGGTTTATTTATGCCCAAATTACTGTTGTCAACCAGTTACACCTGATCCACCTGATCCACCAGAAGATTGTGATTGTTGGGCAAATGGAGAAGATTATCTTGCTTGGAATTGGGATCCTAATCCTGGTTGTTGTTATGGGTGTATGGATCCAAGTGATCCTAATTTTGATGATACAGCTACGTGTAATATACAAGAGCAATGTCAATATGATGCAGATGGTTTTAAATGGTCATGGGAGACTATAGGTGGTCCTAATCCATTTGATCAAGATGATGCAGGTTGTCATGATGCATTAGAATGGTGGGAACGTTAAAAAAGAGGAGACTAATTGTCCCCTCTTTCTTTTATAAGCCCTTCAAGAATTATAAGATAGTTTATGGCATCTCCTATTTTTTCTTCTAACAGTTCATCTGTTGGGACTTCTCCGGGACATTTGCTTATAATGGTTTTAATACTTTCTAAGTGTTTACAAGCATATTCCCATGCTACACCTTCTGGTGTATCATGAAAAGAAAAACCTACACCTTTTTTAAATGATAAGAATACATCTAGGTCAGTAGCATATTCGTTCATTTTTATAGCATAAGTTTCTCTAGTTTTATTGAACCTCTGTTCTAGAAGTTCCATGAATTTGTCATAGGTCATGCTAATCTCTCAGCTTCTTTTATAACTTCAGGATTAACATTTGGCATGCCATCCTCATTCACATTTTTAGGAACAGTAGGTTCCTGCATATTAATGATTTTTTCTAAATCCATAAATAAAATAATTAAAATTAAAGTTCTTCACCAAAACATTTTTTCATTAATCTAGTTAATGATTTTTCAATGTAAGTGATTGCTTCTGTTAAAGCTGAAAGCGTAAATGCTATCAACCAAAATAATATAATGATCAATAATAAAATAGATCCACTTGTTATCTTAATGCAAGATAATAAAAAATTTAAAACTTTACTCATAATTTCTAAAATATATATCTAATTACATTCCAAGGAATGACATTATCATGCTCTTTAACAAAAGCATCAATAAATTGTTTTTTTAATTCTCTTTTATATCTTATATTTTTTCCTCCGTATTGTGATATTTTTGTTTCTTGTAACTCAGGAGTCCATAAATCCATTTCTTCTTTTCCTTTTCCATCTATAAGATTATCATAATGTTTATTTTCATTATGTGTTAAAAATATACATTCAGCAAGTACGCCTTGTTCATTTTTTACATTATTATTTATTAAAGAAAACAATTCTTCATAGTCATCTAACCATCCATCATATACTATAATAGGACTAAAATTAAGATGAACATCATAACCTGCTTCTTTAAATTTATCTATTGCTTGTATTCTTTCTAATATTGTTGATGTATTAGGTTCATGTAATGCATGCATTTTTTCAGGCATCATACTAAATCTTATTCTTATTTTTCTTTTAGGATCATATTTTAATAATTCTTCGTTAACATATTTAGTTGCAAAACTTGCCATTATTTTGTCATGATTTTTAAAGAAATCAAATATTCTTTTCCATTCATGATGTTTAGCATGTAAAGCAAAATCCTCATTACAACTTATATCATATGTAATAAATTTTTCATGTGTTTGATTTGGTTTTTTTACTTCTAATGGAGCAAATAAAGAGTGATTGTTTATTTCTGTTAAAATCTGATTTGTGTTTTTAGCTATAGATAATCCTTTAGGTTTATGCCTTTTCATATAACAATAAGAACAGTCATATAGGCAACCCCAGCCAAAACTGGGAGATATAAAGTCTGTAGATCTACCTGATGGTCTAATCTTCAGACTTTTTCTAATATCTCTTGTAATTATACTCATATTTTAAATTCTTCAAAAGTATCATAATCTTGAGCTTCCATATCAGCATCAAAATCTGATCCTGTCATAATAGCTTGGCTATATACCCCTGCAAGATCAGCTACATGACCATCTCCATTTTCACCTATCCAATTTTTATCTCTTTTATGTAAACCGGATTGACTTAATAATTCTGCAGTCATAAACTCATGGAACTTAACTTGATCACTCATCCATGTTCTTGGGTGAGATTTCTTAAAAGAATGTGTAACATGATTATAAAATGTCCATGCATTATTAAGATCTGCTGAATAATGATACGATGGATCTTTCATTTCTGCTTTAATAATAGAAACCTGTGATGCATCAATGATCTCTTCATCTAAAAATAATCTACCTACTAACTCAGCTTGTTGTTTTTTAGGTAAGAATATTTTTCTCATATTATTCTTATCATCAATTAACTTAGTATAATATTTATTAGCTGATTTAATTTGTGAACTTATTTGAACATGAATATCATGATCTGCTTTACCTGTATGTTTTCTAGCATAGTTTGCCATGTCTCCACATAACATACCATTACTACATACATTTACAAATGCTCCTACAGCACACTGAAACCGTGTACTTTTATCATAAGAATTAGTCCAAGCAAACATCATACCCATTTCTGGATCTTCATCTGAAGCAAGGTGATATATTCCTTGTGCTACTTTAGCATTCATATTTGCTCTGTAAAGTTCTTTTGTAATTGTAAAGCCACTATTGCCTAATAGAGTTTTAGTAACATCTATGACATCTTTATGAGGAATAACTGTATAAGTTTTTCCATGATTAGGTAGTGGTGCTGCCACTAACATATCTCTTGTAGTAGTTGTTGGTCTTGTGTATCCCATAATTTATTGGTTTAAATTGCCAGAGGGGGGCCATGCACGAATGGATACCTTGACCCCCTTGGACTTATTACAAATATAATAATAAAACTTATTCAAACAACATTAATTGGTTATCTTTTACACCAATTATGTTATTTATTTCCTTCTCAATTGCATTTAGATAATATTTTTCATTAATGTCATAATCTGACCACTTTTTATTTTCCATTTTATTCATTACAGTTTGAACCCATTGCCCAGACTCTAATTGAATTTCTCTTAAATCATTTTTATTTATCTTTACGATCTTACAACCCTTATTTGAAATATAATATCTATTAATTTTTTGAAGTTCATCTTGTTTAGCAATTCCATCTTTAACATATATAGCATGTTGTCTCCAAGCCCCTTTAGATTTACCTCCTATACAATAATCAAGAATATTTCTATTATGTTTTAATGTATATTCTGGTAAAGTTCCATCAACAAAGTAGGCGTATAATGCTTTTGGAATGATCAGTTTAGATTTGTTTTTATGAAGAGCTAACCCTTCATATTCAAATCTACCTTTACATTTAGCTTTACCATTGCTATCTACTGCTATATAATTATTAACATCAGCTAATACTAGTTTGTTATATTGATCATGTTCAAGATTAAGACCGGTTATCTCCTCCCATTCTTTACATACTTCCATATATTTAGGTATGTATTCCCTAGGGATTATAGTCTCAACACCATCAGTATTCTGCATTAAAGCAACAGCTTCTGGTATTCTTGTCATAATCATTTCATATAACATCATTAGTGTAAGCTGACCATTAACAGTAATAAACATAGTAAACTGTGGATCATATAGAAAAGAGTTCTTATCATTACTTAACCCGTAAGTTGAGTTTAAGATAATTTTATATACATAGTTCATTGGATCACTCTTTGGTATCTTCTTTCTTTCATCAAAGAACCATTTATATAATTCACAAAACTTTTCTTTAGGAATATGAGCCGGTGCATATTGATTAACAATAGCTAAATTAGGATAGAAGCTAGTAACATCTGACGACATTATAACTTTCTCAGTATCAGATTCATATACTCCGGCTTTAGTAGCACCATGAGCACCACCTAGTCCAAAGTCAGTTTTAACACCTTTATATTTAACAGATGACTTAAATCCTCCTTTAGTATAATTAGGATTTACTTCCACTGTTTTAAACTTTTCTAATAAAGTTTTAAATTCAAGTGTCTCAAACTTAATATAGTCTAATATAAGATCATTTACTTTAATTATATTTCTAAAAGTTCTTAACTTCTTAACTTCATATTTTGGCATATCTAGTTCTTTACTAAGATAATAAGCAAAGATTTCTTTACTTATTCTTGGTTCAGATGCACTAAATAGATTAATATCATATTTTTCAGTTAAGTTCTTTCTTAATGCAATTAAAGGTTTAGATCTATTAAAGATTTCTTTAGTTGCAGCTACATCATTAATACAATATTCAATAACTAGATCTAACTGATTCTGTGTAGTTATTTCTGTTTCATGATGTATAGGCATATCTAAGATATTATCCCAATCCATAGTGTATTCTATCCACTTAAGACTAGATCTTTTAGCCATGTTATCCCAATGGTTTAATTTAAATACATCTATTTGTTTAATAGACATATGCCATTCAGGAAATTCTTGAAATTCATGAGCATTACTTTTTTCTATACATTTTTGTGCATAATGATATATTTCTTCAGCTAATTCTTCACCAGACATTAGTTTTAAATTTT